GATCCGTTCACGTCAAGGTTAATAGCAAATAAAAAGGGTTGCTTTATTACATAGCAACCCTTTTACTTCATTCATTTAATAGGAGATATACATGGCAACTAAGTCATTCGATCCAACGAAGTTTCGTAACTCGTTGACAAAAAGTATTAAAGGCATGAGTGCTGGTTTTAACGATCCAACTGATTGGATTAGTACTGGCAACTATGCACTAAACTATCTACTAAGTGGAGACTTCCGTAAAGGTATTCCTCTTGGTAAAGTAAGTGTATTTGCAGGCGAAAGTGGCGCTGGCAAATCATATATTGTAAGTGGCAACATTGTTAAGTACGCACAAGAGCAAGATATTTTTGTTGTGCTTATTGACACTGAGAATGCACTAGACGAAGCATGGCTACAAGCACTAGGTGTAGATACATCACCTGAAAAGATTCTAAAACTCAATATGGCAATGATTGACGATGTAGGTAAAACTGTAAGTACGTTTATGACAGACCTAAAAGACATGCCTGAAGAAGAACGTCCAAAGGTATTGTTTGTGGTTGATTCGCTTGGTATGCTTATGTCACCAACTGAAGTTAGTCAGTTTGAAGCAGGTGATATGAAAGGCGATTTTGGTCGTAAAGCAAAGGCACTAAAAGCACTTGTTACAAACTGTGTAAACATGTTTGGTAGTTACAATGTAGGTATGTGTGTTACTAACCATACATATGCATCACAGGATATGTTCGACCCAGATGATAAAATCTCAGGTGGTTCGGGCTTTGTGTATGCAAGTTCGATGGTTGTTGCTATGAAGAAACTTAAACTTAAAGTAGATGCAGACGGCAACAAAACATCACAAGTGCATGGTATTAGAGCAGCGTGTAAAGTAATGAAAACACGTTACAACAAACCGTTTGAAGGTGTACAAGTTGAGATTCCTTATTCAACAGGCATGGATCCTTACAGTGGATTATTTGATATGTTTGAAACCAAAGGCTTGTTAGAAAAAGTAGGCAATCGTTACAAGTACATTACTAGTGAAGGTGACGAAATCCTCGAGTTCCGCAAGCGTTGGACAGGCGAACTGCTTGAACGTGTTATTGAAGATCTTCCTGCAAAAGAAGAACAAATGCTAAATATCGCGAAAGCAGAAGAAGAAGCAGCAAAGGCAGCCGAGGATGCTGCACTAGATGCTGAGGAAATAACAGAAGAATATATTGAGGAATAATAATGAACGAAGAAATAGCAGCCGATTTATGGAACTTGTTTAAAGAATTTTTGGATAAAAAACATGTTGAACTAGCAGCAGAACGTTATGTTGACATGTTGGCTGACTATGGAATGTCTGAAATCCAGTTACAAGATATGATGGGGAATAGCAAAAGACTTGATGCTGCTATTCAATATTATCTAGAATTAGATCAAGATGAAGATTCTGATGAAGACGAGTGGGATGACTAATGGGATGGTATAGTCGAGTTAGTCGAGACATATCTGAAATACCAGCAGCAATACAACACTTTGAGAACGAGTTGGTAACAGCTCGTTCTGAAGTAAAGTTAAAAGGCAGTATTGAAAAAGCTGCTGCTGAGATGCCAGGCATTGTTGAATATCGCTTTAATCAACTACAAGAAGTTGAAGCTATACTCGAATTCCTTAATATTGAACTACGCAAACTGCGTAGTTCTTTTTTTAGAAAATATCTAGAAAACTATCAGCGAGCATTGTCAAGTCGCGATGTTGAAAAGTATGTTGACGGCGAAGCTGACGTATGTGACTATGAAAAGATTATTAATGAGTTTGCATTAATACGCAACAAATGGTTGGGTGTTCTAAAAGCACTTGATCAAAAACAATGGCAGATAACTAATATTGTAAAGTTAAGAGTTGTAGGCATGGAAGATGCATCATTATAAGGAACATCATGGCATTTAGTAAAGAATATTTAGAACAACTAACAGCACTACATAACAGATCGAAATTTGGAAGTGGCAATGATATTCCGTATGTTGTTTCTCAAATTTTAGAAAATAAGGATATTACGAGTATATTAGACTTTGGTTCTGGCAAAGGTTATACCTCACAAGCAATTACTACACAGTTTCCTAATATAAAAGTGTATACATATGATCCAGTTACAAGTCCAATCGATTTACCAGAATCAGTTGATATGATTTACAGTAGCGATGTATTAGAACATGTTGAACCAGAATTAATTGACAAAACGCTAGTCGATCTTTTTAATCGAGCATCAAAATACCAGTATCATTTAATTGCGTGTCATCCAGCAAAGAAATTTTTAAATGACGGTCGTAACGCACATCTAATTATCGAAACTCCTAAGTGGTGGAAGAAAAAGTTAAAAACATTTGGCTGGACTGTAGAATACGAAGAAATCTCAGAACGATATATTGAACGACTCGATATTAATGTTATAAAATATATTACAGTATTAAAAAAATGAAACAAGTGTACGAATATTGGATGCCTGATACTGATGAACATTTTGAACGTTTGATTGCAAAACGTATAAAAAACGGTGGCCCTGCAGAGTATCAAGACGATGTTAGAAATGCTGCATACAAGTATGTTACAGATTTTGGTATTGCTGTAGACGTTGGAGCCAATGTTGGATTATGGGCAAAACCACTTACTGAAAAATTTAAACATGTAATAGCATTTGAACCTCTTGAGCAAGTGTATAGTTGTTTAGAAAGTAATGTACAAAACCTAAACGTAGAAATACACAAATATGCATTAGGTAATGTAAATGACAATGTTGAAATGATTTATGATAGTGAAAATACCGGTGGCAGTTTTGTTAGTAAAGTCGGCACCGGCAATATTGTTATCAAACGCATGGATGATTTAGATTTACCAAAGTTTGGATTATTAAAAATTGATTGCGAAAGACATGAGCTTGAAGTATTAAAAGGCGCAATAGACACAATATTAAAATATAAACCTATTATTGTATGCGAACAACAAGCTGACACCAATGAATGTGCTGGCATGTATTTAAAATCATTTGGTGCTCGCGAAATAACAAATGTAAGAAAAGACTACATCTTTGGATGGTAATATGAAAATAACAATAGTTACAACATTTGGCGATCAGCATTATAACATGTATGCCAAAAACTTTATGTCTAGTTTAAAAAAATACTTGGATCCTGAAATAAATGTATTAATATATACAGATAAAAAATATTTTGAAAACACAGATACATGGAAAAACTATATTCTCGAAGACGAATGCCCTGAACTTATCAAGTTTAAAAACCGCAACAAGCATAGAGTTATTGAAAACAAAACAAAAGGATGGATATATGATGCTGTACGTTTTAGTCATAAGAGTTATTGTATAGTAGATGCTGCTAAAAAAACACAACAAGGAAGACTTATTTGGCTCGATGCCGACACTGAAATAATTGCTCCGTTAACTAAACAATACCTAAATTCAAAACAAAACCCTAATACATTTGTAAGCTACTTAGGAAGAATTGATCGATATAGCGAAACTGGATTTATAAGCTGGAATATGACCATTCCTTATGCTGCTGATTATTTTAAAAAATGGCAACATTATTATGATACCGATTTAATATATCATTTAAATGCTCAACTCGATTGTCATGTGTTTGACGCTGTTACACATGAATTTTTTCGTACACACAACTTAGTACCAGAAAATATTAGTCCTCCTAAAGTAAATAAAGATCATTTTGATAAAGCATTCAAAGGAGTCATGTATCATTATAAAGGCGATGACAAAGAAGATGTTAACACTAATTTTAAAAGACGTCAATACCGATCAAAAAAAGAAAAACTAAAAAATGAAAATAATAGTAACAGGACATAAAGGATTTATTGGCAGTCATTATTATAACTACATCAAAGATAGTTACGATGCAGTTTATCCTTATGATAAGAAAAACGGCATTGCAGATGACCTAAGTAATATCACAGTAGCAAGAAATGCGCCCGACTGCGATGTTGTTGTACACTTGGCAGCAACAAATGGCACAAGATTGTTTTATGAAAATCCAACTGATGTTTGTATCAATAATACATTGCCAACTATAAACTTGATTGAACGCTATAGAAATACAAATACTAAGTTTGTATTTGCAAGTACCTGTGAAATATTTAATGGAGCAATAGATGAAGGTTACTACACTATTCCAACTGATGAGCAAGTACCAGTTATGTTTAACAACATTACGAATCCAAGATGGAGTTATAGCGTTCCGAAAGCTCTCGGCGAAAACCTAGTAGCAAACAGCGGCCTAGATTATCTTATTATACGTTACTTCAATGTATACGGCCCAGGACAGATTGATCATTTTATCAATGAGTTTGTTGAACGTTGCAAAGCAGGTGAATACTATATCAAAGGTAACGACACTAGAAGTTTTTGTTATGTTGATGACGCTGTAAAAATGACACACAGTCTTGTAGAGAATGTCAACAACAAAACTGTGCATGTTGGTAGGAATGAAGAAACTCCTATTGCAACAGTTGCAAAAATAATCATGGGCATAATGGGAATAAATCCAGACAGACTAGAAGTACGGCCAGGTCCAGTTGGCAGTGCTAAACGCCGTTGCCCAGATACAACACTAGTACAGTCACTTACTAAGTTTGTAGACTATACACCACTAGAAGTTGGTTTAAGAAAGACAGTAGAAAGTTTACTATGAAACTAGGTATTATTGGATTAGGTGCTGTAGGCACAGCAAATAAAGAAGGCTTTGAACATATAGGACATACGGTTGTACCTCATGATATCATATTTGATACAACAATACATGATGTTCTTGACACTGCAATAACGTTTTTGTGTGTGCCAACTCCGCAAGCAGATGACGGTAGTTGTGATACAAGTATATTAGAATCGGTTATTACCGAACTTTCGCAACTTGACTATAAGGGTATTATTGCAATACGTAGTACAGTTGTTCCAGGATTTACACAACGCATGATCGACACACATAGAAATCTTACTATATGTTTTGTGCCTGAGTTTTTACGTGAACGTTGTGCAGCTGAGGATTTTATTAACAATCATAAATTACTAGCGATTGGAACACACGATATTTGGGTATATCGTAAACTAGTAAAAGTACATGGAACATTACCTGAACACACAGAACATTTAACGCCAAACGAGGCAGAAGTATTAAAGTATTATAATAATGTTTATGCTGCATTGCGTGTTACATTTGCCAACGTGATGTATGAAGTATGCAATAAACTTGATTGCGATTATACCACTATTAAAAATGCTTATATTAAAACAGGCAAAGCTACCGACATGTACTTGGATGTAAATCCTAATCTTAGAGGCTACGGAGGCATGTGTCTGCCAAAGGATACACAAGCAATAGCATCATTGTTAAAGCAACTTGATTTAGACTTTGAACTGATTAATAGTGTGCATACCGATAATGAAAAGTTTAAGAAAACAGTGTTTAATGGAATGAGAAGTTAATGAAATCTTATTCTCAATCGTGCCAAGATCTATTTGCATTAGAAGTGTGTAAAACAAAATCGTATATTGAGATTGGCGCAAAGAAATCTGTGAAGTTTAACAACACATACGAGTTAGAAAACAACGACTTTCAGGGATTTAGTCTCGAACTTTCAAAAAAACATTTGCCAGACTGGGATGCACAATCTAGAAAGAATAAATGTTATTTTGAAAATGCATTAACTTTTGATTATCAAAAAGCAATACAAGAAAACAATATGAACATGCATGTAGGATATTTAAGTTGTGATATTGAGCCTGCTGCAAACACGTTCCGTGCATTACAACGAGTAATAAGTCAAGGTGTTACATTTGATTGTATAACATTTGAACACGATGAATATCAAGAAGGTAACAAATATAATAGACTTGCAAAAGAGTTTATGGCTAGCAACGGATACAAAGTTGCAGTAGATCAAGTATTCATAAATGACGAACCTGAAAAAATATACGAAACATGGTTTGTAAACAATAATATTGCGTATGAACAAACAACATATGCCACTTTTTTAGAACAATATAAAACTATCATATAAGTATTACTATGAAAACAGTATTAGTTACAGGCGGATTTGATCCACTTCACAGTGGTCATATTGAATATTTCAAAGCAGCAAAGCAGTTGGGTGATAAATTAGTTGTAGGATTAAACAGCGATACATGGCTTGTAAATAAAAAAGGTCGGCCGTTTATGCCATTTGGAGAACGTGCGGCCATCGTTAAAGAACTGTCTGTAGTCGACGATGTTATACTAGTTGAAGATGATGACACCGGTGGCACAACAAAGGCTATAGGATTAATACTTGCAACACATAGTGGTAAATTAATTGTTGCAAACGGCGGCGACAGAGTAGATGGCGGTATACCAGAGCAAGCAACATACGGTGATCATCCTGACGTAGAGTTTGTGTTTGGTGTCGGCGGCGAAGATAAAAAGAACAGCAGTAGTTGGATATTAAAAAACTGGGACAAGCCTGTTACCAAACGTGCTTGGGGCGAATACAAAATACTAGATAGCAACAAAGACTGGCAAGTAAAAGAACTCACATTTTATGAAGGCAAAGCATTAAGCGATCAAAGACATTTTAAACGCAGCGAGCATTGGCATGTTGTTGACGGTGTTATAAACATGTATTTAGAAGACAAGTCTGGACACAAAACATCACACTTGTTAGTACCGGGCGATAGTATAGATATACCTGTAGGATATTGGCACAAAGCAATCAATATAGACAATAAAAATGCTAAAGTTATTGAAGTGTGGATGGGCAAAGAATTAACGGAGAATGATATTGAACGAAGAGATTAAAATGAATCAACCTATTAAACCATTAAAGATATTTGTAGGTTGGGATAGCAGAGAAGATATTGCATATCAAGTGTGTAAAGCTAGTATTGAAAACTTAGCAAGTGTTCCTGTTGAAGTTATACCATTGAAGCAAAAAGAACTCCGTAAGCATAAAGTATATACTAGACCAGTAGATGCGTTAGCAAGTACAGAATTTACATTTACAAGATTTCTTATTCCGCATTTAACTGAGTATGAAGGATGGGCATTGTTTATTGACTGTGACTTTGTTGCTCTTGAAGATGTTAAACTATTGTTTGATCAAGCCGATGACAAATATGCTGTGATGTGCGCTCAACATGATTATACTCCAAAAGAAACTGTAAAAATGGATGGTCAAGTCCAGCATATATATCCACGTAAAAACTGGAGTAGTATGATGCTTATTAACTGTGGGCATCCTAGCAATGCAAGTATAACAGCCGAACAAGTAAACAATGTACATAAAACTGGAGCATACTTTCATAGATTTAGTTGGCTAGACGATACAGAAATTGGAGAACTAAGTCACGAATGGAACTGGTTAGTTGGATGGTATAAAGAACCGGAGGATGGATCTCCAAAGTTTTTACACTACACAGAAGGCGGTCCTTGGTTTAAACAATATGAATCTTGCGAATATGCAAGTGAATGGTATAATGCAAAAAGTCGTATGCATGAAGAAATAATCGAAAGTCAAAAAAAAAGATCGCCGATTTAAGATTTAAAGATAAAAAAATAAATGACTTAGACTATCCACAATATTTTATAG